TGATTCGGACTGCATAAGAAGCACCGTTTTCAGCGTTTCCGGCAAGTCTTTCCCTCGCCGCTCCGCTCTCCGCAGGATGCCCTGACACGCTTTTGCGCTCAAAGAGTATTTCTCCTGCGGTGTCGCCTCCAAAATCTGCGACAACCGAGATACGACGGCGGCGTTGGGGGACTCCCCAGTATTGTGCGTCATGCACTCGCCAAGCCACGCTCCATCGTCCTCCCACCTCATCGTGGTAGCCCCCCCAAGTTGGCCACGTTCCTTTTTCAGGCACTTCAATATCGGGGCTTCCGGCTCTGCGATGCGGATGATCTCTTCGAGGACTGCCGCAAAGTCTCGCCCTTTGTTGCTGCTGAATGCTCCGGGCACATTTTCCCAGACCATAAACCGAGGTCTGACCATGTCACCTGTCCGTCCGTTCGCTCTGTCATGCTCTCTCATCTCCTTTACGATGCGGACCTGCTCCATGAACAATCCGCTCCTTGCACCGGCCAATCCGGCACGTTTTCCCGCAATGCTCAAATCCTGGCACGGCGATCCGCCCGTGATAACATCCACGATTTCAATCTCCGCACCGTTGATTTTGCAAATATCTCCAAGGTGCTTCATTCCCGTTCCTCCCGCTTGGTCATTTCAACCTCCAATTCTGCTTTTTCCCGATGTTCAGCATATAATCCTTCGCCCTCTGGTTGATTCTGCTACCGATTGCCTCGTCCCAGCTCAAAATGCGGTCAATGGTCAGTTCCGTGGAAATGATCGTGATTGCATCTGGGTTGATATATCTGGCATTCAGCAGGTCAAAGGCAATGTTCTTGTCGGCCTCCGTTACGCTCCCCTTGAGAAAATCGTCGATATACAGCGCACGGACGGTTTTCAGCGGCTGCATGGCTTCGGCGTATGCTTCGGCATCGTTTACCTTTGCCTTGATTGCCGGAATATCTCCCCGCCATTGCACATACCGGACAGGGATTCCGCCGTCCATCAGCTTGGCGCAAATCGCCGTACACAGGTGTGTTTTCCCAGTGCCGGGAGAGCCGCCGATGAAAAACCACTTGCCTTTCCAGTCGGTCAAATACCTCTCCGCCGCTTGCTTTGCGGCCTGTTGCCAATACTCCTGAGTTTGGAACGACTCAAAGGTGCAGCTATCCAGCAGGCCCAGAAGCCCGGAACGCTCCATGCGAAGCCTATTCCGGCGGATGATCTCGCATTTGCAGGTTCTGCTCACCAGTTCGCCGCTTTCCGTGCGCCGGACGGTGTAGCCCAGCCCGCCGCAGATGTCACAGCCATGTCCCGACGTGGTATTCTTGCTTTGTTGGCTGTTCACCGGCTTCCTCCTTTCTGCGCTGCTCCCATGTTCTGACGGCAGCCTTCCAGTCCTTCATGCGATTTTTCCCAACCATCCAGCCCTTGCAGGCGTAGAAATCGATGAATTGCTGTGCGTCAACTATAGACCCCCGTTCGGCGATATAAGCCCGGACCTCGTCCAAAGAGGGCGGAGAGAAGCGCGCCTCGCGCGCATTATTCTCGCTTCTCGATTCTCGTATATCGATTCTCGATTCTCGATTCTCGAATACGGGAACATCTGCATTCATTTGTTTGCAAATGATTTCATCTGCTTGCGTAGGCTCTACAGGCTCAGGATATTTGCTTTCCTTTGCTCTCTGGTTCTGATACTTACCCCATGTTGGTAGGTAGAGGAAGCGCTTGCCCTGTGAAGTATAAAGGGTAACCAATCCAGCACTCGCCAGTCCATGAAGGGCGTTTTCTACAGTTTTCAGAGTAAGATTTTCTTTCAAAGGGAATAGCCTGTTTTTGATAATTGCGGCCCGTCCGTCATAGCGTCCGAAATCATCGCAAGAAACAATCAGCCGATAGAACAAGACCTCCTCGAACCATGAAAGCCTATCTACGCTGTCGCTGGTGCAGATGCTCTCGCGTATGATTCTGTTCGGCATCGGCGCACCGCCTTAGAACGGCAAATCGCCGTCATCCTCGGAAATCTCCGTGAAGGTCTGCGTGGGCTGCTGCGGTGCGCTGTCCTTGCTGCCGCAGAAATGTACCCGGTCCGCCGTCAGCTCCACCACAGTGCGCTTGTTGCCAGTCTTGTCCTCGTATTCCCGGCTGGAGAGCTTGCCCTCTACGATGATCTCCTTGCCCTTAGCAAAGTGGTTGCAAATCATCTCCGCCGTACCCTGCCATGCCACGCAGGGGAGAAACAGCTTCGTTTCTCTGTCCTTAATCTTCTCGCTCCACGCCACACGGAAGCTGCACACTGCTGTTCCGCTGTTGGTGCGGCGCAATTCAGGGTCAGAGCAAAGCCGCCCCTGCAAAATCATTCTGTTTACCATCGTTGTCCTCCTTATTTCTTAGCGACGTTGGTAACGACAATTTCAGTCAGTTTCCATGCCTGTTCCTCGGTGAAACCAGCCGCGATATAGCTGATGTACATACTGCGCAGGTCATCGGCCATTTCATCATACTTTTCAGCCTTGATGGCTTTATCCCGCTCTTTCTCAAGAGCGCTCATTTCATCGACCTGCTTCTTGTGGAGTTCTATGCCCCGTTCTGCCAATTCCTTGCTCTTTACCATGATTTTTCCTCCTTACAAATAGCTTTTTCCAAATTCACGGCGGAAGTCATCTTCCGTCCATCTCTGTTCCTGCATGGCCTTTAACTGGCCGTATCGGCGCAGGAGGCGCATTTGATTCCCGTTGCGGTGTACAGCGTTTCCACCGTTCCTGTGGCATCGTTCGCCGCAGAGATACACTACAAGGCCGTATTTCTCGCTTTTGTTGCGGTACGCGCCGCCGAAGATGTGCCTAATGGTGCCGCTCCAGCGGGTCACCCGCTCCATTTCTGCCGCACAGGAAGCACCGTCTTTCATCAGTCACCTTTATCACCTCCCAACGGCTGGGCTTCGCCCCAGCGTGATTTTAGCGCATCCAACTCCTGCGGTGTCATAGTCTCGATTCCAGCTTCTCGGCAATCGGCAACGATCTGGTCAATCAGCCGTGACATCTGCTCTGTGTCGTAGGTGCTTGAGCCGTACCAAACCGCCACGTTCACGCAACCAGGAATTTTGCTTGGCCCTTGTTCCGCCATCCAGCCGGTTCCTTTTGCCTCCCATCTGCGGCAGAACTCGTCCGCCGCCTTTGATACCATGCACACGACATCGCTCACACCACCGATGATCCTGATTTCTTCCCGGTACACATCATTCCTCGGAATCCCGTAGTGTGCCGCCAGTTTATCCAGCAGCACCCACGCATAAGCGTTTGCGTCAAGGCTCCTTCCCTTGCGCTTGATCTGAGCCACATACTGCTTGTCCGGCTTCATCTCGTCACAGATGGTCATTGCAGAGGCGGTGGACTGCACCCGGAGGCACAGCCACGCCCCATCGCTGTCCTGCTGCCACCGTGCGGCGGTCACATCAGCCTGCAACATTGTCCTGCTCCTTCTTTGCGGCCTTCATGCAGTCGGCGCACATCTGCGCTCCGTAGCGGCCCTTGGAGTACTTAACCATGTCCTTTACCGTCCACATTTCGCCGTTGCGCTTCTTGACGGACACAATGTCAGCTCCACATCGCTCACACACCGGAGCGGCGTTCCGCTCCTTCTCGTCCAGCTCGGCGGAAGAAATTTTGTCCGGGTCCTCGCCGGTGGGCAATGCAAATGCCCGCAGCCACATATACTTAAACGCATAGGTCATGGCCTTGCCGCTGCCCTTGTCTTGTGTGTCTGCGCCATCTCCGCAGGATGCAATCTCGATGTATTCCTCCGGGTTTTCCACGTTGACCATGCGGTAGATGACATCCACGTGGGTAATGTTCCCAGTTCTCCCGGCTGTCTGTGCGATTGGGTATACAACCAGTTTGTGTTTCAGCAGTTCCGCACGCATGATGGAGGTTACTTTCTCCTCGCTCAGTGCCTTGTATTTGGTGCTGCCAAACTCTACATGATCGTCCTTTGCCAAATACTGGACATCCTGCATGATTGCAGCGATTTTCTCGTAGATATTCATCATTCGGTTTTCTCCTCATCAACAACTTGTAGCGGGCAATATGCCCCGACGATTCTCGTGTCTAACAGATACTCGCCTGTTCTCCGACATTGATTTCGCGAATAAGTCTCCAGCAGTGGGCAGAGGTTACAGCACATTTTCCCCTCCGGGAATGGGATTTCCACTGTAGCTTTTATGTACCGGAGGACACCGTTTATCATCCCAAGCCCCCCTTATGCAAAAACTCCGAGAGATACTCACCCTCCGTCAGATCGGAAATATAATCAAGCTGCACATCGGAGAACTTCCGTATAGCCAGCTTGAAATTTCCGATCGTTTCCAGCTCACACTTGTGGCACATAGCGGACTTCATCGGCTTCCAGCCGTGGCAAACAGGACATTCATCCGCTTCTCCGGGGATAATCTCCTCTCCGCACTCTGGGCAGACATAAATTATGCTGTTTCCGCACTCATCGGACTTTTCCTCGATGTAATCCAACGAATGAAACACTGCACCACAATAATCACACAAATACATTACGATGCCTCCACGATCTCGCCATTCTCCAGTTTGTACCATGTGTCCGCCATGATGGTTTCGCCGTCCACCTTTGCGATTTTGGCATCAATGATGTTGCCATCATCGTCACGCTCGGAGACAACAATCCAGTTGCCCATAGTGCCTCTTGCAACGCTATCTGCGCCCCATGCCACGGCAACGCACTGCTTGCCAATCGCGGATGCTTTTCCATGCCAGCCAGTCACAGCAGCCGTCGCCA